GTATATGTGCGTGTATTTTCTGACGCAGGAGTAGAGCAAGAACTCTCTGACTTTTTTACATATGAATATCCTGGAGCAAGATTTACTCCACAGTTTCGTGCCAGATTGTGGGATGGTAAAGTAAGATTATATGATCAAATACGCAAGACGTTGTACCTTGGGTTAATTTCTTACGTAGAAGAATTCTGTATTCGCAATGGATACGAAGTTGAATATAAAAATGTAGTAAAAGTTGAGCATGACCTTACGCATGAAGACATTGAAAGTTATGCTCGTAGCCTTAAACCCATGGGTCGTGGTAAACCTATTGAGATTCGTGACTACCAAATAGAAGCAGTTAAGACAGCACTTAACAAAGAACGCACACTCTTACTTTCCCCTACAGCTTCTGGTAAATCGTTTATCATTTATACTACGATGCGCCAGCATTTGGAAAGCAATCGTAAGTGTATCATTATTGTTCCAACTACATCGCTAGTTGAACAACTCTTTGCTGACTTTGAAGACTACTCAAGTGCAAATGGTTGGAGCACATCTGCTCACTGTCAAAAACTTTATGCTGGTTTTACCAAAGACTTTACTAAAGATGTACTAATCACCACATGGCAATCAGTATACCTTCAACCAAAAGCATGGTTCAAACAGTTTGATGTAATCTTTGGTGATGAAGCGCATCAATTCAAAGCCAAGTCCCTAACTACCGTAATGGAAAAGATGGATAACATTCGTTATCGTATCGGCACTACAGGAACACTTGATAACAAAAAGGTTCATCGTTTAGTTCTTGAAGGAATGTTTGGTCCAGTACACAAGGTTACAACTACTCGTGCACTCATGGATTCAGGAAGATTGTCAAACCTAAATATAACGTGTGTGATACTGAAGTATTCTGAAGAAATTCGTAAGGCACAAAAGAACATGACCTACCAAGATGAAATGGATTTTATCGTAACCAATGAGGCACGAAACAAATTCATACGCAATCTGGCGGTGAAGTCTGAAGGCAATACGCTGGTCCTTTTTCAATACGTTGAAAAGCACGGCAAAGTTCTTTACGAAGCTATTAAGAAAAAAGCACATGATGAACGTAAGATCTTTTTCGTTTATGGTGGAACTGAAACTTCTGATAGAGAAGCAGTTCGTCACATAACTGAAGGAGAGAAGGACGCTATCATTATAGCATCGTTTGGAACATTCTCTACTGGTATTAACATACCGTCAATTGAGAATGTTATATTTGCATCGCCCTCGAAAAGTAAGATTCGTAATCTACAAAGTATTGGGCGTGGGTTAAGGTTAAAAGAAGGTAAGACTTCTTGCAACCTTTATGATATTGCAGATGATCTGCATTGGAAGTCTTGGAAAAATCATACGCTCAATCATGCAGCTGAAAGATACAAAACTTATGCTGAAGAGCAGTTTGAAATAAAATTAGTGGAGGTCGATTTATGAATGAAAATTTCGTGATCGTGAAACTTGTGTCTGGAGAACAAGTGATGGCAACTCTAACTAATGAAGATGCCGACACGATTCAATTGCATTACCCCATGGTAATAAAAATGATTCCTTTTATACAAGACGATCAGGCACATGAGCATGTAACTGCTGCTCCACTCTGCCAGTTCTCGGACGACAACAATTATACAATCGAGAAAGCAAAGATCTTGTTTGTTAAGAAATTGCATGACGTCCTTATCCCGCACTACAATCGCATTGTAGACGAGCATGAACATACTGTATTAGTTCGCTCGGATAAGACGGGACACATTGCAAGGATGAAGGAAGAACTTACCGTGGAAGACATTCAGAAACGCATAGACATGCTAGAGAAAATGACTGGGGTAGAGAGAAATACCGAGGAAGAGGAAGAAGAAGTAAGATACTATGTTGAAGGAAACGATACAGTTCATTAGTAGTAACGATCAACCCTAACACAGTTAGTATACGTGTTTGGCAAATAAAAGGCAAGTAAATTTGACTGCAAAGAATGCAAATCAAAAATACTTGCCTTTAAACCATTCATGGGGTATAATGTATGTAGTTAATCAATAAAGGGTTCCGATGTGGCACATTACGTAAACAATGGCGAATTTTTAATAGCAATGAAAGAGTATCGATCATCAGTGATTGATGCAAGGGAAAAAGGTCTTCCGAAACCCATGGTAAGCAATTACATTGGGGATTGTATTTTAAAGATCGCAACTCACCTATCTTATAAACCCAACTTCATTAATTATAGTTATAAAGATGATATGATCCTAGATGGGATCGAAAACTGCATTCACTATATTGATAACTTTGATCCCGCAAAATCCAGCAATCCATTTGCATACTTCACTCAGATTATTTACTATGCTTTCATTCGTAGAATCGCTAAGGAAAAGAAACATTCTTATATCAAGAATAAACTTATTCAGAACATGGCGTTTGACCAATTTGAAATTCAAGAACATGATGAAGATGGTCACTTCCACAATGCCTATCTAGACTTCATGCAAAGCAATCAACAGTTTGATGACTTCCTTGAAAAGAAGAAAGAAAAACGTAAGAAGAAAAAAGAAGCTACCCTTGATGACTTCACTGAAGAAAATTTATTAAAAGACGATATTGAAATGTTTAGTAAAGATGAATGACCGTCCAGTAAAACCAGTACGAGAATGGCTGCGGGAGTTAACTAAGGCATCAAAAATGGCAAACCCTTATCCAAATTTAGCAAGAGCAACTTCTAAACGAAACCGAAAACCCAAAAGACTGCTGCGTAAATTCGTTTGGGATAGTACAGATAATAAGTTTAATTTGAAAGAAATCATGAGCAATACTGAAAACAAAATTTTCCTTGGGGTATCTGATGTAGAAGATCTTATCACATCTGAGATCATGCAGCGCAGAATTGATGCAGGTAAAACCACAGTGCAAAGAGATACTACTGTTCTCTGCAATCGTGAACGCTGGGCGACATGGGCTGAGGGACACTATGCTGATTTTCTTTACACTCAAAACAATACTTCTTCTGGTATGATCATTGAAGAAGAAACACAAAACTTTATTAAGTTTGATGTGAACTCAAACTCAACTAGTGTACGTGCATTTGGTGATGCTGATTTTGCCACAGAACAAATTGCAATTATCGAAGAGAACTTTGATGTTGTAACTTCTTATGTTGAGTGGATCTATTCATCTGATGGTGGTTCAGTAAATGTTCCATTGAATCGTGATCGCCTTCCTGTTGAGGAAATGTACCCATTCCTTAAAGGTGAATCTCTTAACGATTACTACGATCGTTACATGGAATCTAGTGCCAATATCCTATTGTTGATTGGACCACCTGGAACTGGTAAGACTACTTTCATTCGTGGCTTGCTGGCTCACCGTAACTGCTCTGCAATCGTTACTTATGACGCACAGATTCTTGAGAAAGATGGTTTCTTTGCTCGCTTTATTGAAGATGATGCTGAGGTTATGGTTCTTGAAGACTCTGATGCATTCTTGAAATCTCGTAGTGATGGCAACACAATGATGCACCGATTCCTAAATGTAGGTGATGGTCTTGTAACTACCAAAGGTAAGAAAATGATTTTCTCTACCAATCTTCCAAGTATTCGTGACATTGACTCTGCGTTGGTTCGTCCAGGTCGTTGCTTTGATATCGTTACCTTTGAACCATTGAGTATTGAATCTGCCAACTTGTTGGCAAAGAAACTTGAAGTTACTCTTCCAGTAAAATCACCTGGTAAAGAAATGGAACCATATTCTATCGCTGAAGTCTTTAACGAAAAGACTGAGAACATGGACAAGTCTAAAGCAAATAGAAAGATGGGGTTCGTTTGAAAGTAGCCATTATCACAGATCAGCATTTCGGTGCTCGTAATGACAGTTTAGGTTTTTTGGACTTCTATGAAAAATTTTATGAAAATACTTTCTTTCCTACTATTGATTCTGCTGGCATTGATACCGTACTTATTCTTGGCGACACATTCGATAGACGCAAGTATGTAAACTTCTACTCTCTCGATAGAGCCAAGAAAATGTTCTTTGATAAATTGGAAGAACGTGGCATTCGTGTTCATATGCTGGCTGGTAATCATGACACTTATTATAAGAACACCAATGAAGTAAACTCGCCTGAGTTGCTTCTGACTGAGTATAGTAACATTGATGTTATCTCTAAGCCAGAAACAATCGTTATTGATGATACACCTATCTGCATGATGCCTTGGATCTGTCCAGATAACTATCAAGAGTCACTTGATCACATGACAAATACAAATGCAGAAATTTGCATGGGTCATTTTGAGATTGCTGGTTTTGCTATGCACAGAGGAATGGAATCACATGATGGTCTTTCTAAACAAACTTTTGATAAGTTTGATATTGTTTTTAGTGGTCATTACCACCATAGATCTAATGATAAACATATTCATTATCTCGGAAATCCCTACGAACTCACATGGCAAGACTATAACGATCCCAGAGGGTTTCACCTGTTCGATCTTGACACAAGAGAACTTACCTTCTTCCAAAATCCTTATACAATGTTCGCAAGAATCGAGTACGATGATAAAGAACGAGATGTTATCAATCTAGATGCACTTGATTTAAAGGACATGTATGTTAAGTTAGTTGTTGTAAACAAAACTGACTATTACAAATTTGATAAATTTATTCAGACGCTTTATAATAAAGGGTGTCATGAGATTAAAATTGTTGAAGATCTTTCTGAGTTTGAAGATGGTGAGGTTGGTGAAGAAATCAATCTAGAAGACACATTATCTGTTCTCTCTAATTATATTGAATCAGTTGAGACTGATGTTGATAAAGAACAAATAAAAAATTATATGAGAACACTTTACACTGAGGCAGTTAACATCGAGGTAGTTTAATGATCGTATTCAAATCCATTGAATGGAAGAATTTCTTATCAACTGGCAATACTGCAAACAAAGTCCTACTTAACAAATCATCTACCACTCTTATTATCGGTAAGAATGGTGAGGGTAAATCTACAATCTTAGATGCTCTTTGTTTTGCTTTGTTTGGTAAGCCATTTCGTAATATCAATAAAGGGCAGTTGGTCAATTCGATCAATACTAAAAACTGCTTAGTCACTATCGAGTTTGATATCAACGGTAGAGAGTACAAGATCATTCGTGGAATCAAACCACATGTGTTTGAGATTTGGATAAACAGTGTATTGGTAAATCAGGATGCTGCAGTTCGTGATTATCAAAAGGTTCTCGAGCAACAGATCCTAAAGTTGAACTATAAAACATTCACTCAGGTAGTTATCCTTGGCTCTGCTTCCTTTGTTCCCTTCATGCAGTTACCAACTACTCAACGAAGAGAAGTGATTGAAGATATCCTTGACATCAAAATCTTTTCTACAATGAATCAGTTATTGAAAGAGAAAGCGAGTGAGACTAAAGATGCTATTGCCAAAGTCGAAAATGAAATTTCAGCAGCAAAGACTAAAGTTGAGTCCCAACAAGCGATCATTAAAACCATCGCTGAGGCGAAAACGACTGCCATCGAAAATATCAGAGCAAAGATTTCTGCAAACTCTGCTGAGATTCTATCTAGTGAGATCGAGATATCTACCATCTTACAGGAGATCAATAGTCTTAAAGCAAGCATCAATGATAAGGAAAATGTTACTGAAGATATTGACAAAGCAAAGTCCATCCGTAGTAAGTTGCTCCAGAAAATCGAAACTTGTGAGCACCACACAGAGTTCTTTAGTGAACATGCTGTTTGTCCATCGTGTTCGCAAGATATTGCAGAGGAATACAAAGAGGGAATCATCAAAGATCTTAATGAAAAATTGCTGGACAACAACTCAAAGATCGGTGAACTCGAAAGCATCCTCTCCAGTCTTAATGAAAAACTATATGGCATTACTAAAGTCCAATCAGAAATTACCAGCAAAAATATTGAACTATCTACACGAAACTCTACGATCACCTTACTCAATAAACAAGTTAAAGAGATGCAAGCTGAAATCGAAAGCGCAAGAAATGATACGACAAATATCGATGAGGAGAAAGCCAAGCTAAAGGATCTTGCTCAGGACGCACTTAACAAAATCAATTCAAAGACTACTCTACAAGAGCATCGTAATCTGGAAGAAGTTGCTTCTATCTTGTTGAAGGACACTGGTATCAAGACAGCTATCATTCGTGAGTACCTACCAATCATGAACAAGCTGATCAATAAGTATCTAAATGCCATGGATACGTATATCCACTTTGAACTTGATGAATCATTCAACGAAAAGATCAAGTCTCGTTTCCGAGATGAGTTTACGTATGCAAGTTTTTCTGAAGGTGAAAAGATGCGTATTGACCTTGCAATTCTTTTCACATGGCGTCAGGTAGCCAAGATGAAGAACAGTGTCAACACCAACCTTCTATTGCTTGATGAGATCTTTGACTCATCGCTTGATACAGCTGGCACTGATTACTTCCTCAACCTGATGAATCAGTTTGGCGACAAGTCAAACATCTTTGTCATCTCCCACAAAGGCGATCAACTCTTTGATAAATTTAGGTCAGTCATCAAATTTGAGAAACGAAACGACTTCTCAATTATAGTATAAGGATAAACATGGATACATACATTTGGTTTATTAACAACCCACAAGTTGAAGAGTATTGGGCGTATCGCCCAATTTTCACTAAAGACCAATGTGAAGATATTATTAAGATAGGGAATTCTTTACAATTACAAGATGGAACTACTGGTGGAGTGACTGATGACACTATAAGAAATTCTCGCATATCTTGGATACCTTCTAGC